GGCCTTAAACTTAAGACCAGACAGGTTAAGCGGAACGGTGATGACCGTTTGCTGGCGGGACTTAAGTAGGCCAATCTTTGCTAGGCGCTGCGCCTGCTCGTTATCAGTAACGAAGGGCAGAGGCATGTCGAGGTAGATAGGGTCGCCGTCGTCCGTGGCATAGGTGCTGCTAATCTGCGCCGGGTAATCTGCAACGACGTAGTTTTTTTCCTTAGAAAGAAAAACCCCTTTGACTCCGTTGTACTGGCTGCGCCGCGACTGCCGGGTTTGCACCTGAATCTGGCCGACCATCATTGTTTCGTCGACCGTCACGCTGGGCGTTAGGTACTGCGCCGCACGGACGTAATACTGCCCGCCGCTATAGACAAGCATCCCGCCCATGGCGGAAAGCATACTGTCGATGTTTTCTTTTCGGCTGTTTGCCGTATCGACCACGCCGTTAATCTGTAGCGAAGGAATAGGGTCGCTATTGGTGTCCGTATTGACGTCGCAGTAATCCGCAGCCGTTACTAGGGCAGCACTATTGATAGCGGCCGCCGTTTCGCCTAAGCCGTACTGCGTGTCTACCAAATAGTCGCGCACAGCTAGGGCCGGGTTTTGGCTCCAGGTCCAGGTCGATGCGTCATTTACCCGGTGCGTATTGACGCCAACGCTGGCGTCGTAATGCGTGCTGGTGCTGTCCTGCCGGGGGTCGTAAATCTTTTTTCCGCGGACGATGGCGCTGATATTAGGGATGCCGTTGGGGAACTGGTCCGCGTCATACTTAAGGCGGACGTACATATAAGCGTTGCCATTAAGGATATGGCTGCTGGTCCAGGGCGTGCTTTCGGAAACGAGGTCGCTGTCCGCGGCGGTCTGATCGCCTTTGTAAAACTTGATGCGGGCATAGCTGCCCCAGCCGCTTTGATAAGTACCCTGCCACACTTTCTCGTCGTTAAAGTAGACCGCCTCATAGGCGTCAATTTCATGCCCCGCCAGGACAACGACGAAGTGCAGGTATTCGTTGTCGGTGCCAGTTGTGTCGACGTAGACGATAGTGCCGCCGATACGGGTGCGGCCATAGATAAGCTTCTTGCTAGTAGCAGGTTCGCGAACAGTCGTTGTTAGGCCGGCAAGTGACGCCGCTGTGTTGATTTTAGGTTTTGGAACCAGGGCGCGACCTACCATGCTAAGGCCAGCGCCAATGGCAAAGGCCGCAGCAGCAACACCCCACCCGATAGCTAAACCACTTACAGCGCCCGCCAGGACTGCTCCACCGACCGCGGCACTACCGGCAGCGGCTAAACCTGCGACAACTGAAACGGCCATGGCTAACCCCTAAGACATTTTGCGTAGAGCCGCTCAATATAGTCGAAGTCGAGCCGCTCCATCAGTGGATCGAAAGGCGCGTGGACTTTGGTGTTCACCGTCATTAGGGACACCCCTTCGGCGCGCAACTGTTGCTCTGCAAATTTTATCAGGCGCCAGCCTGTGGTGCCCTTGCGATGTTCTGGCTTGATATAAATGACGTCATTGGTCGCAAACAGGTGGTCGCTATAGTGCAGGCTAGTTGATACGACGAGGACAAAATACCCGACCAAAACGCCGTCGCTGCGAACGGTATAGCACCGCAGGGCGTGGGCAGCGGCGAGGCGGGCGTATTCTTTCCAGTTTGGATTAAGGGCAATGCGGTCTTGATAAAGGGCAATCTCGCGCCAGTGTTCAGCCAGTAGGTCTTTTATTTCGTCTTTAATGCTTTCATAAGCCTCGTGCTGAACTGTAACCATGCCCTCACCTCAATTTTAAGTCTGTCGAAACTCCTTCCGCGTCAACGTCGCGCCCGCCTGTACTGCCGCGGGCAACGGTGCGCCCCCAGACAATATCCTTTTCCTGTATCTCCGTCACGAACTCAAACCCCTTGTCATTGGGGTAGTCGATCTTCTGGTCCTCTGCGGTGTTACGGCGAACGCGCGTGCGCTCAAATTCGATAAGCCGGTTCTCAACGCTAATAGCAATTTCGGCGGACTGCCCTGAGTCGCTAATAACCATAACGTCCATAAAGCCGCTAAAGATTTTGACGGGGCTGCTAATTACAGACCCGTTTTCGTCCATTGCGCCCAGGTAAATGTCCAGCTGCCGCCCCTGGTACTTCTCGTCCCGGGCCTTGCTGATAAGCGGCTCACCAATGCCAGACAAAACTACCTTTGCACCATTGGCCACGAGGTCGCTGCTTTCCTCAATGGCCCCGACGCTCAGAAGGTTGCCGGCGCCAATATAGGTCGTTGAGCTATAGGTAAGGTCCCCAATGCCGTTCCAGAGGTTTACGTTGCCCGAATCAAAAGCCGCCTCCACAAGCAGCACAGGGCGGACAACCTCCGCGGCCGCAACTGCTTGCATTTCAGTTGAAAGGCCACGGCTCATAGCGCCTCCACGCAAGCAAAGGTAAACCCATAAAAACTAGCTTGGTCAATGTTCCAGTCAATCTCATTAGACGCTAGACGCCAAATGCCTTTAGGCAAAGTAAAGTCGAGCGCCGTGCTGGTGCTAATGGTTTGACGCGCTGGCGGCATAATCGTAATAGCCGTGCCGCTGGTCACAGCCGTCACAATGTAGAGGTGGTCGCCTAGCTGGAAATAATCCCCAGGGTCTACGTTGCTAAAGCTGCCCGTCGCGCTGGTGCTGTTTGCTGTGACAGCGCTAATGCTGCCTGTGGCCGTCGTTGTATGCAGGGGGTTCCCTAGGCTAAAGGTCTTGCTAACGCCTCTTAGGCCCGCCAGGAACGCCTCCACCGCCTTCGCATCGCTGCGCTTTAAGGGCGGAAGTTTAATTTCAGCTTCCCACCGGACGCCGGGGTGCTCGTACACCTGCTGGTCAAACGTAAAGGGGCTGCTGCTCATTGCGGTTGCTGAGCGCAGGCGCATGGTCATCGACTGTATGCCGACGCTTGGAAAGGAAAAGTCTGCGGCCATTTACGCGCCCACCATTGCCCGCGAGTAAGCACCGCCGCGCATCCTGCTTTCCGCGACCGCTGCTTTCGCTGCTGCCTGTATTTGCGGCATAAGGTTCGCAATTTCTGCACGAACCGTCTGCTGCACGCCCGTCGTGACATTAATAGTCTGCTGTACTATCACACTGCCGCCGCCTAGCTTGTCGTTAGGGACAATGCTGCCGCTGCGGGAAGGCACAAATAGCTCAGGCCCACGCTCCCCAACGAGGTGCATCTTGCCCCTATGGACCGGGCCGCCTATTGCGTTTTGCGTGGGAGGCGACGACGGTGCCGGGGAAGGGCCGGTTGGGAAGGCCCCGGTGATAGCGTTGAACAGCGGCTGCACCAAATAATACTTGATGAGCATTTTTGTTAAGTCTTGGACGATACCGCGCGCCATATCCGCAAAAGCGTCCTTAAGGCTCTTAGTGCCTTCGACAGCCGCGGCCAACCCATTCGTCAGGCTATCAATGCCGCTTTCCGCGAGGCTCTTAAAGTCGGCCTCCATCTTTTTACCGCGCTCGCCTATAGACCCAAAGCCTTCCGCAATGTCCTCAAATGCTAAGCCAGCGGCCATGCCCATCTGCTGAAACAGTGACGGCATTTTCGCGACGGCCGCGACGGCCGGCTCGGTAACTTCATTAACCGCGTCTTTTGACTTAGCAAGCCCCTCAAGCAACGCATCAAAAGCAGCGGTAAGGCCATCGGTCGGGATTAAGTCGATTAAGTTGCCGCCATCCTCAGGCTTGGCAATTTGGCGCAAGCGGGCCATCTCCGCTTCTAAAGCGTCGATGTTTGCTTGAACGTCAGCTTTTGTGCGGGTCAAAAACCCAAACAGCCCGTCCGCTTTATCGGGCGCCTTCTCTAGCTCCGCGTATAAATCCGCTAGGTTTTTTTCGTAATTTTGCAGAAGCACTTGCGCACCAGACCGCTCGTCTAGCGTAAACATATTTTTAAAGTTGGCCCACGCTTGGGCCGTGGTGTTGATGCTTTCGATAAAGAAATTAAAGAAATTAACGCCCGCCAGGACAGCCGTTTTCATGCCTTCGATAAGGTCGACGGCTACGGCCTTTGCTAAAGCCTCAAAGCCGCCTTTAGCTGCGCTCTGCTCGACAATTAGGTTTGTGAAGTGCGTGGTCAAGGCCTCTAGGCCAGGGGCCAGTGCTGCGACCACCTGATCCCTAAACCCTTTGCCTACGCCCACAAGCCGGGCCATGCTGTCGTTCGCAGCCTCCACCCCTTTGACGGCGCTGGTGCTAAGCACCATGCCAAGGGTTTCGGCGTCCTCAAACATACCCTTAAGGCCGGAGCGCCCCTCTTTAAGGGTTTGGACTAGCGCTACACCTTCGCTATCAAAAAGCTTCATTGCCAGGCGAACGCGATCCGCGTCCGTGCCGGCGCCCGCAAAGGCGTCAGCAAGCGCCAGCATTTGCTCCTCTAAGGGCAGTTTTGTCAGTTGGCTAGCGTTAAGGCCAAGCTCTTTAAGAGCGGCCTTGGCCTCGCCCGTACCCTGCGCAGCTTCAGCCGTTCGACGAATAAAGCGTTGCAACGCCATATTCATCGTGGCTGTTTCAACGCCAGTAATGGTCGCGGCGTGGTGCAGCTTTTGGAGCTCTTGGGTTGTTACCCCAATGCGGTTTGCTGTCTTGGCAAGGGCGTCGGTAGCGTCAAGCGACGCCTTAACCATAAGCCCCAGGCCGCCAGCACCGACAGCAGTAGCAATGCCGGTCTTAAAGTTAAGCAGTGACTTGCGCACCGCCCCCAGGCTGCGGTTAACGGACTTAAACGCCTGAGCGGTTTTGTCGACGGCGGTTAGCTTTATGCTTACTTCAGGTCTTTTGGCCATCGCTGTCCGTCACTATTTTAAAATAAGCAAGCCACTCGTTTAGCTCGCTTACGGAGATTTGCTCAATCTCCTCGATTGTCTTATGCAGTCGATCCGCAAGCGCAATAAGGTTCATGCGCATGGGATCGCTTAGGAGTTTTTTTCAGCAACCTCCGCAGACTGCACCGTTCCCATTAGCTGCTCAGCGATTTTGCCAATTACCAATAGCTCCTCGCCCATAAGGTCAAGGCGATCTTCCGCCAGCGGAAATAGCTTGTCGCCATTTGCGTCCTCAGCCTTCATGCAGATCAAGTCCACCATGCCGGCTATGTCTTGGGTTTCCAGAAAATCAGGGTACTTTTTCTGAATCTCCCGGTATTCATGGCAGGTAAGAGGGCGGGCCCACATTACATACGGGGACCCGTCCTCCTCCGGCCAATCCACGACACGAATTTCATGCCGCTTTACTGTCCTGCGGTTGCGTAACTCCCTCGCCTTTCCCATGGTTACGACACCGTCGATTCAGTTAGAGCACCGCTAACTTGCACGCTAAAGGATGCTTCTACCATGCCGTCAAAAGACGCCGTAATGTCAGACGCAGTAACGACACCGGACCCGCTGTAGTACACGGCACCGGAACTCGTCCCTTCCGGGTAAAGCTCAAAGTCGATGCTCGCGCGCTCGTCAAGGACCAGCTGGCCAGTGGTGTCGCTGCTGTCCCAGTAGCAGTCCACGGACATCGTGGCGCTGCCTTGGCCTTGCTTATAGGTACGGTGGGTGTCACCCATTACCGTATCTTCGATGGCGTCAGCTGCACGCGAAAGCGTGAACGAACGAACCTCAGCGACCGCAGCGACTGAGCCGCCACTGGTCGCGACCTTAATGCTCCCGCTGGAGCCAGTTACAGTCGCCATTAGTCATCCTCCTCAGGATCGGGCGCTTCGACAAACTCAGGCTCAGGTTTAGCTGCTGCCTTAGACTTCTTGGCAAGCTTCCAGCCCCGACCCTTGAGAAAATTAAACTTGTGCTCGGTCACGAACATAATATGACCGTCCTTTTCAATTTGGACTAGCTCGCTCATGCCGCGGCCTCCACGTTGTTCTCTAGCGTAGTGTACTCGCACTCGACGTCAAGCGTAGCCTGCGCCACCGGCTGGTCCCCGTCCCCACTGAAGTCAGCATCAAAGCTAATGATGCGCGTGTCCTTTGCATACCCCCCGCGGGTGCGGTCAGTATAAAGCGCTTCCTCTACCTCGACCGCAATAGCGTCCAGCGTGTCGTCAAAATTACTGACGCCCTTCACATAAATCTCAACGGTTACGACCAGCGTGCGTATCTGCGTCCGCGGCGGGTTTACCGTAGCGTAGTCGGTTGTCTCCGACTTCGTAAAAATGGCAATGCCAGGAAGGCGGTCCTCAGCCAAAGGGTAAACGCGCGTCTGGTAGACGTTGCTTCCGGTAGTAGCAAGCCCCGTAAGCGCGGTCTCAATATTGTCCCTTATTAGCTTGCGGACGTGAGCCATTATGGCTTCTCCAGCATTAGCTCGGTCATACCAGTGCCGTCAGGCATAACGACCCGAATGGTGTACGTCACGCCATCAATCGCCAGCGCGTCCCCTTCAGCTGCGCCAGTAATGTCAGCAGTGCGACAGACAAACCGCGGGCGCGTCACTGCAAAGCTAACGCTACCCCCTGCATCTACCGCTTCATAATCGTTATCCACAATGCCAGTCACAGCAGAACCCGTTCCCCCAGCAGGGGTAAAGGTCGCGCTTACGCCAAAGTCGGCAAGAAGCAAGGCGCGGTCGTCTGCTGTTTCTACAGGCATTGCTTAATCCTCGACCTTTTTAGCCCGGGCGCGTCGCCGCGGCTTGGTCACTTCGTCAAAACCCAAAGCCCTATTTTCGTCAGGCGCGGGCTCGTCGTGAGGTGCCACCCGACCAATGGACATTAGGTCCCGTGCCTCTAAATCGCTTAGCTCAATAATTGAACCCATGCGCCGGGCTCGACCACCAGCTACGCAACTTTGCAAAACCTTGTAGCGCATAAT